TTAGTTCTCCCCTAGTAAAACTGGGCTTTTGAATACAACACATTTAACTGTTTTACCTGTTAATACGCTTCGTATTGGTAAGTTAGTGTCCATGTATTGGGGATAGGGTTTCGAGCTAACTTTCAGTTGTTGGATTAAGATTTTACGGTCTGGTAGCCCGTGGATAACTTCATAGAGCTGAGTTAGATTCAACGCTATTAACTCAGCCTTATACCCATGATTTAGCTTGTCTAAACCATACTGATAGATCGCTTCCCAAAACTGTTTGAGCATTTGGTTTTGTTGCTCATGCACTGGAATGACTGCGTGGATAGAAAGAGTTTCTTTATAGAGTCGATTGCCAAACCAGATTACTTCGACTCTGTCATTGTGACCTTCAGCATTTGGAATGAATCGATTCACCGTGAGTTCAGGGCTTCCTGATTTGAGCTGTACTTTTGAGCCAACAGAAATACCCTGCTGCTCTATTAACTGCTGGTTTTGTAGAAGAACCGCCATTGCATTGAACGCGTTAATAAATGCAATTTTGATTTGAGCTGCTTTCTCTCCAGTAAAGCCCATGACCAAAAATATCCAACCGTCTTTGGTCATTTCATACATAGGACGAGATTTACCTTGTTCATCTATGTAGTTAGCCAGCGCAAAATTGCGCTCGCTAAAATCATTTGGACAATCTAAAGATGAAATTCGCTTTAACACATCACGATGATTTTTCCCAAAAGCTTCTGCAACTTTTAGGCTATCTGTTTTGATTTGATGATCTTGAATAAAGACAGCTTGGTTTAAGTCGAGTGCATTCATTTTGCACCGCCTTTCATCCAACGGATAATGCGTGTTTTAAGAGTTAATTTTTGCGCGAAATCTAGAGAATTTAATCGACGGAAGCAAACATGATCTAAGCTAAGATCAGTTGGTTTAATGTTTCTCATAATGGCTTTCCTTTTGTATTTTTTGCCACTATCAAGCGACCAAACTTGATGGTGGCAGACCGAATAGGGTTGGTCGACCGCTACAAAAGGAAACGGCAGGCTTTCGCCTCCCTATCCGATCTACCATAACGTAGAGTACAGGGATACGTCAGATATAAAAATACCGCTTAGCAGCGGTAATATATCTGCTTTTGTAGAACGAGCGACCAAACTCGACCACCAATGTGGGTGGTAAATTTAGAGTAGCTTAGATACTTTTTTGAGTCAACCAACACACTCAACTAATAATTTTTTTTGGAAAAATACTCTTTCTAATGTTCTTAATCTCAATATTATTAAGAGATGCAAAGTCTCTAATTTTTTCAATAATTTCTTCAGTTACCTCAGGCTTGCAATTAAAAGTAATAAAATTATTTAATTCTTTATCTTCCAATAATGTCAAAGTTGGATCATCAGCTAGAGTCGATATATATGTCATTAATACCTCTAATGTTTCTAAAGGCATTTCATTATCCACGAGAACTCTTACTTTAATTTGGGTACTCGACTTTCTTTCATTTTCAGGATTAATAATATATTTACTATTCGTAAAATTATTATTTCGAGCAAGCGAATTTTTAATGCCTTGAATTTCTGACATTAAAATCTGAAAATATTCTTTATCTTCAAAATTAGAACTATCTTGTAAACTTGCAGGGTTAGTAATTGAGAGTAGTTTAATAATTGAATTTACACTTTTGTTTTCTGCAACTGCCTGCTTGGTTTCTTCAATAACCTTTTGAATAGCTTTTTGATCTGCAAGTACATCTCGATAATCTAATCCATTACGATATTGCGTATAACGAAATAAATTAATATCAAATATTTGTGGAGTACCTACTTCTTGAATAAGTATAGTTGGTTTATCAAAAGCTTGTCTTAGTCCGAGTTCAAATAATACATTTGGATTACGAGTGCTTAAATCACAAATTGCCATAGGTGACTCAAGTAGTTTTTGTAGAATATCTAAATGAATTAAGTTTGTCTGGGCAACATCATCTGCTCTAATCGCACGGTAACCTGCTGCCAGACATGCTGGTTTAATTATATCTTCATATACACGTTTGAAATGACCTTGTTTGTAGTCAGAGTGGTCAGCAATAGGCATAATGATGAAGCAATCATTGTTTTCTGGAGTTTCTGTTACTTCAGGGGCATCTTGCGTTTTTTTAGCAGTCATGAGTCTTTAAATAAAAATTAATTATTAATTAGTAGTATCTTAGATGCTCATAATATGTCAACAATGTTATATAGTTATCTTAATTTTAATTAAAAAATTTATTTTATGGGCTTGATATATGGCAGATAAAAAAGCAGAAGCATTGAAAATTATTGAAGATGGGTTACAGCAATTAGAATCTACAAAAGGTAGTGTTGCCATTGCAGTTCAAAAATTATCAAGAGCAGCAAATCTGTTAGATGAAAAGGATATATATATTTGGGCTGAGTATCATCTTGCTAATCCTAAATATACTAAACCAGTTCAAAATCTCTTAGATGCTCTCAATGCAGAGTATAAAAAAGAAAATGAGGATGAGCGAAACTATGATGAAGTCATTAAACTGCGAGATGGTTTATCTGATTTTGGTCTAGATTATGAGATGCATGTAGCTCCCTCTATTGATATGAAAGGTTCTAAAGCAAGTGGGGGGCTATATTCTGTAGACTTTATTGAAGAAAATTATAATCACTTATTAAAATGTAAGAAAGGTAATGATGGGGAACTTTATCAAAAAAACCTAAAGCGTTTATTAGACTATATAAAGAAAACTGCACATTATTATTTATCTGAATTGCATAATAAGTTGAAGTTTTCAGGAACTATTACATCCAGTTTTGATATTTTAAAAAATGCTGTTGATGACCGTTTACTCGACCTAGATCCTGAAATTGCCGAGCAACTCATGTTAGCTTTTAAATCAGTTTCCTCTAGTAACAAAGAAGAATGGTCTCATGCTCTAACCACATGCAGACGTCTTCTGGAAAGTCTTGCAGATAAATTATATCCCGCAAATGACTTAGTAATAGGCAAGCGTACCTTTAAACAAAGTCAGTTTGTAAATCGTTTATGGCAATTTATGAACGATTCAATCGAATCTGATAGCAATCGTGATTTAGCACAAGCACATGTGAATTTTTTAGGCTCGTGGCTAGAAAAAACTAATAAATTGACAAACAAAGGGGTACATGATGATGTATCTCAACTTGAAGCAACTAAGGCTCTTTTCCATCTTTATTTAATGCTTGCTGATTTATTAGACTACCTAGATCCTTCGGCTACCAAACAAACTACAAAACCTCAGATTGCTACAGCATCTTTAGATGAACTCGAAGCATTGTTAAATGTGAAAAGAGATGTTGCTAAAGCGATTGTAATTGCTCGTGTTAAGTATAATGGTTTGACTTTAGAGCAATTTAAGGAGATCAAAGGAGTTGGACCAAAGACAATAGCCACAGCAAAAGAAGTTTTTGAATTTAATTAAAATATGAAAAATTTAGAAAGTCTTATTCCATTTATCAAAACATATGCCGGTGAAACTGTAGGTAGTTTGATTGTTCTTGTTTTGATTATATTAACTGTTTATAAAACAATATTTGATTCAGGCTTATTCCAACATTTATTTATTTTAATTCGTTTTCGAAGATGGAAGATCGATAAAGAGATTAAGGAGGTAACTGAATTAATTAATCAGGGAGGGCTAAATGAATATGTAAAGAACAAATATATTGATAAAAGAAGAGCTTTGTATCTTCAAAAACAGCTTCTCACTAAAGAAGATCGAATTGAAATTCTTGATATTCTTAGCTCTTATGAAGATGAAAAAAAGGCTGTAAGGTTATTTGATAGTTGTAAAAAAGTACTAGAATATTGTCCTAATAAAAAAACTCTTGATTTTAAAACTGGATATCACACAACCCCAGCACAAGCAGAAAAACATAAATCAATCGTCTTCTATACTTATTGGATTTTGGCCTTACCTGCAGCTGCATGGGTGTTATATGAATATTATCGTCTATTATTCAAACAACCACCTAATACAGATTCAAATCTATACGTTTTATTTATATTTGGTCTCTATACAGGCTGGGTGTTTCTAGTTGCTTTCTGTCTTCGTTATTTTTTGAAACGAGCTAATGCCTGTGAATTATTAGGAATGAAGAAAATAAAAATGACTAAATTAATCTATTAGTAACTTCTTTTTTATACAGACAAATTAATTTGACTTTGTTTGTATTGTTCAACTTCATGAATAAAAATCTGGACGTCTTGTTCGTATTGAGCCATGCCCTCCAGATTTATAAAATTCGATTATAAAGTTGGGTTAACATCTTCAAATTTTTTGAAATTTACTATTTTCTCCCCCGCCCATTCATTGATTGTATTTTCAATACGGTTCTGTTCAGGAATAATTTCATTATACCAATATGCTTCTCGTGCATCTTTAATTGAACCAAAACCTCCAGCATTCGAAGGAATGATTCCTAGTAGCTGCGGTGGAGTTCTAAAGGCAGCAAGAATGTCATCGCGCGTGATTGATTTGATATTTAAGAATTCATCTTTTGCAGCCAACTCACTTATTGGGATGAGTTGAAGACCATCTTTTTTCCCACCAGGTGCATGAAGAAATAAATTTTTGAAGTTGCCAGGTCCACGTGAGTCTTTCATGGCCTGTTTTAATGACTCGACATCTTCATCGTCTATACCTGAATCGGTCATATACAAGATGAAGCCAGCATGAGATCCATTGTTGTAGTACTTACGACGAAAAAGAGTTGCCGACTCGTTTAACCAAGCAGACTGTAAGGCAGATAAGTATTCAGGAGAGCCATAAATTTCTTGGTCAACATCTGAAGTTTTAATATGGCAAATTGAACCCTCTGCAAATTCGTGTTCATTAAACCCATCCATCAACATTAGAAAGCGATCAGGTTCTTTCATCCGACGGACATATTTACCCATCAAGCCTTTGAATTGAAGTGGATCTTTTAAGCGGTTATCTATGCGTTGCAAATAGCCGTTGCCATAAACAAGATTGTCTAAAACCATTCGTTCAAAGTTTGCAGAGCTAAGCAGCTTATGTGGTTTGAAAGAAGAAACGAGCTGATTCTTTTTATAGATGATCGCTGTAGAAAGATATGGTGTAGAACGGAATGATTTAGCCAGACCATTTAAGCTAATGTGCGGTTCAAAATAACGTCCATTTAACCAAGTCTCAAAGTAACCTGAAAAATCATGGTTATTAAGAACCGGTTCAGGGTCACCAAAAGAAAAAGCTTGAACTTTACTGTCTGACATTTAGTAAATCTCCATTGAGGATTTTTTAGAATTTCCGTCATTTTCTAAAGACAACGGTTCATTAAAGAAGGCATGGAAAATGGCAAAAGCTAAATCAGCGTGTCCAATATTTTCGGCACGTGAAGCTTCAAAAGTCATTTGCTTCTGAGAAGCTGTGAGGGTCTTTTTTATAGCCATTAAGGATTGAGCCACTTCAGTAGAACCAGCATCAAACTCAAAACGTCCTTTGTTGATGACGTCCATACCCTTCATGACTAATTGAGTTTTGACATCAACTGAATAAGTAAAGGTTGTAAGGTTAGGAAAGAAATCTAGAACTAACTGAGCAATACCAGTACCCATGCCGGACTTGTCCATGCCGAGATAAGTCACCCGATATTTTTGGCAAATTTTCTTGATAAAAAGTGCCTGACTTGCAAAGTCCATTCCCTTGAACTGATGATGTTCTAATAAACGGAACTTGTTGTAAGTTGGTTCAGGTGGAGCAACTACAACCAAGCCTGCACTGTCACCAGACTCAGCTGGGTCATAGCCTACCCAGACTTGTTTACTTCCAAATGGTCTTATTGCTAATGGTTTGAAGTCTTTCGCCCAAAGCTCCCATGAGTCGACCATACAAGGTTGGATAAGGCTTAAAGGGAATACACTCTGCCCGTCATCGACAAACTCACACATGTACAAGTTTGCAAACTCTTCTGCACTGTTTTCTGCAATGAGTTCATCAATATCAAACAGATCACACCCTTGACGCTCAGCATCATAAATATTGACGATGTGTCGCCACATCTGATCATTGCAAAGAGCGCCATTTCTTAAAGCTTCGTGACTTGTATCGACTTCAACCTGTTTATCTTTAGTTCTGCCCTTGTTATAAGCTTCTCCTGTCCAGAACTTATAGGCTTCATGTGATTTACTTGAAGGCGTGGAGAAGTAAGTCTTTTTATATTGTTTTTGAGCTGCCATAGCAGAAGCCACTTTTTTAAGTGTGGCAAAGCCATGTACCCAGAAGAACTCATCAAAGTACAAATCGCCATGGTAACTTTGGGCAGTCTTAGCATTTGTACTTAAAAAAATGAGCTGAACTGTTTCGTTGGTCGGTAGAGTGATTGTGATTGGATCACCCTGTAGATCTACGCCAATTGACTGAAGAACAAAGTCTTTAATATAAGTTTTAAAACCATGCGCCTGAGCTTTAGAAGCAGATAGAAAAATCTGATTTCTGCCTGTTGTCACCGCTTTGATTAAAGCTTCACGGGCAAAGTAGAAAGTTGCACCAATCTGACGTGATTTTAATAATGCACGGTTCCGTTGTTCACGAGCACGGTACCAAACTTTTTGATACTCAAATAAGCCCTCGTCAAAGTCTTCAAGAAGCTTTTCTATCTGTTCTTCTGTCAGCACATTTCTAGCAGTGGGTTTACGTGGACCTGCATTTCTATTTTTTAAATTTGGGTTGAGGTCAGTTTCATTTCCACCATTGTTATATTTGTTGATTTTAGCCATACGCTCCAGCTGGCGCATAAGCAAATCAATTTCTTTAAAATCACTCGGTGTTTTCTTTTCAAGAATAATTAACTTTACAAGTTGGGCTTCTAAAGCCTGTGCAACACGTCCTTCTGGAGCTTGCTCGTCCCATTCATCTCTTGCCTTCCAGGCATGAACATTTTTATCTTTTTCTTTTAAGTATTCTGCAATCGAGCTGATCCGCCACCCCATCCAGTATAAGAACTTTGCTAAGAGGCGGTTATCAAAAGTCAGAGGTATATTTTCAGGCGTCGTATTCATTGGCTTATTAAGCCAACTTCAATTTATTGATTCACTGTAAAGACCTTGTGAAAACAGTTTTCACAAGGGAGCTTCGTTGATTCTTTTAGGTTTAATTCCGATTCTGCTTACTACGTAAATTATGAATTATTTAAATATTAAGCAGGATTTAAACCTCATGAGTAAGAAATCCAAGTTTTATCGAGTTGCAGTTGCTGGAGCCACAACCGATGGCCGCCAGATTGAAGCAGCTTGGATTCAACAAATGGCCAAAAACTATAGCCAGAATACTTATACAGCCATGGCAAACATTGAACACTTCCGTGGTATTTCGCCAGATTCTACTTTTGGAAATTATGCAAAAGTAATCGCACTGAATGCCCAAGAAGATGAAATTGCAGGTCAAAAGAAATGGGCTTTATATGCTCAGCTTGAAGCCTTCGATAATCTCATTGAGATGCATGGCCGAAAACAAAAATTATTTAACTCAATTGAAGTTAATCCCAACTTTGCAGATACCAATGAAGCTTATTTAGTTGGCATTGCGTTCACTGATACTCCTGCTTCTTTAGGTACGCAAATCATGGAGTTTGCGGCAAATAATCCTGAAGCGAGTCCTTTTACTTCTAAAAAGCAGCACAAAGACAACCTATTCACTGCTGCTGAAGAAGTCGATTTACAGTTTGAAGAAGAGCTGGCAGTTACAGGCTTGTTTAATACCGTTATGAATTGGCTAAAGCCACAACAAGAAGAACAGGATCAGAAAAACAAAGGCCAATTTACTGAAGTTGCAAAGTCAATTGAACAGATTGCTAAAACCTTTGGTGAAACTCAGCAAGAACTCCAAGAGTTCAAAACAAAGTACTACACCCTCGAAAAAGACTTTAAAGCTTTGAAAGTAAAGCTGAGTCAAGAACCTCACCCTGATACTCCGCCTGTTCCCGAAAATACAGGCAATTATTCAGAACAAATTGATTGCTAATCAACGAGCGAACTTATGCGTAACGATACACGAATTAAATATAATCACAGCCTTCAAAAACTGGCCCAAATTAATGGCGTTGAATCTGTAGCACATACTTTTAATGTCGCTCCGGTTCCAGCTCAAAAGATGGAAGATAAAATTCAAGCTTCTAGCGAATTTTTATCTAAAATCAATGTTATTGGTGTGATTAATCCTAAAGGTCAAGCGATTGGTTTATCCGTAAACCAAACAATTGCCGGACGTACAGATACTTCAGGTTCTGGTGAACGTACCCCAGTAGATCCAACGGGTTTTGGTGCAGATAACTATGAATGTATCAAAACTGATTTTGACGTTGCCATTGGTTATGAAAAGCTTGATGCATGGGCCGTCTTCCCAGATTTTCATGCACGTTGGACGAACGCGATTGCTAAGTCTATTGCGTTGGATCGCATCATGATCGGCTTTAACGGTAAGACAGCAGCAGCTACAACGAACCGAGCGACTAACCCTAAACTTCAGGATGTGAATGTAGGTTGGTTAGAAAAAATTCGTCTAAATGCTGCTGATCGAGTAATGGCAGATGTGACAGTAGGCGCTACAGGTACATACAAAAATCTTGATGCTCTTGTACAAGATGTTGTTAATGAGCTGATTGATGAAGTACATCAAGATGACACTGATTTAGTCGTAATTTGTGGCCGTCAGTTACTTGCAGATAAAAACTTCCCAATCGTAAACAACGCTGCAGATAACCAGAATGTTTTAGCTGGTCAGATCTTGGTTGGCCAAAAGCAAATTGGTGGTTTACCTGCCATCCGTGTACCTCACTTCCCAGACAATGCCCTTCTTGTTACTTCGCTTGATAACCTCTCGATTTACTATCAGAAAGATGCAAAGCGTCGTCACATTAACGAAAAACCAAGTAAGAACCGCATTGAAGATTACCAATCGTCAAATGAAGCTTACGTCATTGAAGCCTACGAGAAAGTAGGTCTCGTTGAAAACATCACAATTCAATAAGGGGTGATTTATGTTGAGTCCAGCTCGACGACATCGCCTTCAGGCATTAGCAGCTAAAGCAGCTGCTAATGCCGAAAATGAATTTGGTGGTGTGCGTGAAGATGCCAGTGTCTATATGTTGCAACTGGCTGAATTAAAAAATGATCAAAACTTATTGCGTAACGTTAAATCTGAAATTGAACGCTCCCAATACAAAGCAACTTTGATCCCGAAATACATGCCTTATGTTGAAGGTGTTCTTTCAATTGAAGAACGTGCTCCAGATCTGAAGGATGATGTTGTAACAACAATTATGCTTTGGTGCTTTGATGCAGGCATGTTTGAAGAAGGCCTTCGTATTGCAGAATTTGCTTTAAAACATGGTCTTTCAATGCCTGATTCTTTCAGCCGTGATACAGCATCTATTGTTGCCGAAGAGATCGGTAATGCTGCAAAAGCTGCTTATGCTGAAGGTAAAGTTTTTGATTTATCAGTTTTAAAGCAAGCTATTAGCATTACATCTGACTTCAGTATGCATGATCAGATTAGAGCAAAGCTTTATGTCGCAATTGGCCGTGTGTTCTTACAAAAAGAGATCTACTCACAAGCGGTCGAGTGGCTAAAAGAAGCAATTAAATACAATGAAAATTGTGGTGGTAAACAAGACCTACAAAAGTCAGAACGTTTACTGAAAAAACAATTAGAAGAAAACCCACCTCAGCCATTACTCAATGCCGATGGAACCCCTGTTGTTGATGATTTTGGCAATCAGGTATTTGAGGGAGCTTCTTCTTAAAGAGTGCCCAGCACCCACCGAGGGGCAGATCTGACAAAGACAGACATTGTTTTGTTACGTTTTTGGTTCAGATCTTCACCCCTCAACTAACCGAGAATAAAAATGTCTGGATTAATTGCAAACGGTACTTTTTCAACTCAGGACGTTGTAATCAATAGTGATCCGTTCTTTCCATCGGTATCAAGCAACCATGTCCGTGAAGTTTTGCGTTTAGATTCAAGCGTCACTAATCAACGTCTTATTTCAGCTATAGAAGCAGCTGTAATTCATGTAAATGAACAACTAGAAAGCTTACTCAGGAAAGCCCAGACATTAGTAGAAATTACAACTAAACAGGTCAATGGAAAGCCTATTGCTGCTGTTTTGTATTTCCGTGCAGTTGCTGCAGCTACTGGAGCAGAACTTTGCGAACGTTACCGGTCTTATGACACCACCAATAATGGCATTCAAAAAGCTGAAGAACTGACACCGACGATTGATGACTATAAACGTGATTTGCGTTTTGCCATCCGCGATATAAAAAAAGTACGTCGACTAAATGTGGAGTTGGTTTAGATGAAAGAGATCTATGCAATCCAACACGACACTGTTGACGCAATTTGTTGGCGCGAATATGGCCGTAGCAATGGTGTAGTTGAACAAGTATTAGAAGCAAATCCTCATCTTTCCGAATTTGGTCCATTCATTCCAATGGGTACCAAAGTTCAATTACCAAACATCCCTACTCAACAAAATAAAGTTCAAAGCATTCAGCTTTGGGATTGAGAGAATTTATGCCAGAACCAACAACTTCTACAGCAACCATTGCCACTCTAAGTGCAGTGTCATTGCTTCCATTTATTAATGGTAATGCGTTGCTAGGTGCAGTACTTGGGGCAGCATTTATTGCAACTTTTGAAAAAGATTTAAATGCTTACCAACGTATTCGCAATATGTTATTGGCCACTGGTATTGGTTATATCAGTGCACCACTCATTACAGAACATACATTATTAAAAGCTGATGCAGTGGCAGCCCTTATCACTTCAACACTTTGTTTATTCATATTAATCAAGGTTGTTGATTGGGTTAAAACTGCAAAACTGTCAGATATTTTGAACATCTTTCGAGGTGGCAAGTCATGATCGAATTGTTATTTCAAACCGTTGCCGTTTTAGCTTATCTCTTTTGCGGTTTTCGTATTGCAACCTTTAGTCATGGTGGAAATTTTCACCGTGGCTATTCCTTCATTGCAGCAACTTTGATTGCAGCATTTCTAGGCCAATCGGTGCATATCTTATTTTTTAAGGATCCAGTTACGCTCTGGGATGCCATCTTTGCAATCCTACTTGCAGTACTCATCTGGCGAACAAAAGGTAATGTGGCCAAACTCATTTGGAGTACGACATGATTTTAAAATTTGGTTCAAAAGGTGATGCCGTAGCAACTCTTCAAAAGCAATTGGCGAAGATGGGTTACAAAGGTATTAAAGGTAAATCTCTATCCATTGATGGTCATTTTGGAGAGAGTACTGAATTTGCAGTGATTCAACTCCAGCGTAAATATGGCTTAGTAGCTGACGGTAAAGTCGGTGATAAAACGTGCCAAGCATTAGCTGGTGATTCAATAAGTAAATTTTTAAAAGATGAAGACTATAAAAAAGCTGCAATACGTTTAAAAGTTCCCGAATTAGTTATTAGAGTTTTCGGAGCAGTTGAAGGCCGTGGTGTAGGTTTTCTACCAAATGGGAAAGCTAAAATTTTATTTGAACGACATCGAATGTATTTTTATTTATGCCAAGCATTAGGTAAAACATTGGCAAATGGTCAGGTAAAAATTTCTCCAAATTTAGTGAATACATTAACGGGTGGTTACAAAGGCGACGCAGCCGAATACACCCGTTTAAGTATGGCCATAAATATTCATAAAGAATCTGCCCTTATGTCCACTAGTTGGGGACAATTTCAAATCATGGGCGAAAACTGGAAAGATCTCGGTTATTCGTCTATTCAAGAATTTGTTGATCAGCAGCAACTTAGCGAAGGTAACCAACTTGAAGCATTTATCCGTTTTATTGAGTGGAAGCCTGGCTTATTAGAAGCATTACAAAAACAAGATTGGCATACAGTCTTTACACTCTACAACGGCAAAAACTATAAGAAGCTTGGTTATCAAGCAAAATTCCAAAAAGAATGGGATCACCTTGAACCTATTTATGGGGGTAAAACTGCAGCATGAAAAAACCCCATGCTTTACGTGAATATTTGCTAAATGCGATTCCGGATTTACCAATGGATCCGGATCGCTTACTCATTTTTGCTAATGACGGTAAATTAATGAGTACTGCTGCAAATGGATATAGCTTTGAAATGGCCTATACGCTAGATATGATCATTACGGATTATGCTGGTGATGTAGATGTATTTGGTGTCGTCCTTTTCACATGGATTATGGACAACCAATCCGAACTCATGGCCAATCTAGATAAGGTAAAAGATGCCATTACTTTTGAAGCTGAACTCATTGATAACAGCAAATATGATCTGCATTTTAAAATTCCTTTAACTGAACGCGTCATTGTGAAAAAGAATGCTGAAGGGAAATTTGAGATCTCCTACCCGACTGAACCACAATATACTGAGTTTGGTCCACCTACCGATTTTGAATTAATAGATAAGGATGGATCTACGCTGGCAACATGGCGCACGGCAAATATTCAAGGACGTTCTTTAGATATGCCCTTTCCAGGTAAAAAACCATGAATAATATTCAGGATCTTGCCCTATATCTTCACCCCTTGTTAGATCGTTTGTCTGCAGGTGAAAGGGCAAAACTGGCTAAGAATATTGGACGAGATCTACGAACAAGCCAACGTCAGCATATTACAGCCCAGCAAAATCCTGATGGTTCAACCTACACAGCTAGGCGTACACGCTTACGTGACCAGAAAGGAAAAATAAAAAGAAAAATGTTTTCCCGGATTAAATCTAATACCCACCTAAAAGTACTAAGTAATAGTGAATCAATTGCAATTGGTTTTATTGGCCGAGTTAGCCGAATTGCAAAAGTACACCAGTACGGTTTAAGAGATAGAGCTACTAAATCTGCTCCAGATACAGTTTACCCAAAACGTGAATTATTAGGATTTACAGAAAAAGAGATTCATCTGGTTGAGTCATCATTCATTAAGCATATCAATATTAAATAGCTCAACTTGTGAAAACCATTTTCACAAGTTCCCATTGCTGAAAACAAAAAAACTCTAACGCAAAGTGTTGGCATGAATGCTGACATCAATCGTCGTCTTGAAAATCTGATTCGGTTCGGAACAATTAAGACTGTAAATCCGTCTAAACCCATCCCTCTTGTCACTGTAGATCTTGACGATATCGTCACGCCTGAAATTCGCTTTTTTAATGCACGTTCAGGAGATGATTCAACTTGGGATCCACCCTCTTTAGATGAGGAGGTCATGGTGATTTCACCTTGTGGCGAAATTGGCCCTACAAGCATCGTTTTCTATGGGCTTTACAACAATGAACACCCATCTCCTTCTGATGAATTAAGTAAAAAGATTCGTGTTTTTTCTGATGGCTGCATTATTGCTTATGACATTGCTACCCATCATTTGTCAGCCATCCTTCCACCAACGGGAACCGTTGAAATAACTGCAAATAGTGGCGTTACCGTAAATGCAAATGGTGGTGTCACGGTTAACGCAAATGATGGACTAACGATAAATGCTGTTTCTGGCGGTACCACCCACAATGGAAACCTATTAATAAATGGGAGTTCTGTCACGACAGGAAATAATACTGTTGAAGGTAGTCAACTAGTACAAGGAAGTAGCCATTCAAAAGGCGACTTCAGTACTGATGGTGATGTTAAAGCTGGCTCTATTTCACAACTACATCATAAACATCCTGGCGATAGCGGTGGGACAACAGGAGAGCCAATTCCATGATGTCACGTGAAAATGGCCGTGAACTTGAAACTGAATTAGATCATATCCGTCAATCTGTCCAGGACATTCTAACTACCCCCATTGGTACAAGAATCATGCGTCGAGAATATGGTTCTTTGATCTATCAATTGATCGACTCCCCTTTTGATGAAATTGCCACTCTGCAGTTATATGCAGCGACTGCAACAGCACTTTTACGCTGGGAAGACAGGATCATTCTCAATTCAGTTGCATTAGTAACTAATGAAGAAGGTTCATATTTTCTAGATATGGATTGCAGTCTAGTAGATAGCAATAAGCAAGCTTCTTTAAGTATCCCTCTTTCAATCGGATCTTCCTTATGATTAGTGTTGATTTTAATTCTTTACCGAAACCTAATTTTGTTGATGTCATCGACTTTGAATCGATTTTTTCAGAACGTAAGGAATACTTTATTTCACTTTATCCAGAGGACGAGCAAGAAGATGTCAGAAAAACACTGAGCCGTGAAAGTGAGCCAGTAACTAAGTTTTTACAAGAAAATGCTTACCGAGAAATGATTTTACGAAATCAAATCAATGAAAAAGCTCTGGCTACACAGCTTGCATTTGCCAAGGGTAATGATCTCGACGTTTGGGGTGCAAATTTTGATGTAAAACGTCTATTGATTACGCCAGCCGATGATTCGGTTACACCACCCGTAACGGCTATCTATGAAGAGGATGAAGACTTTCGCTATCGTATCCAAAAGAAATTAGATGCATTAAGTACTGCTGGTCCAGAATCAGCTTATGAATTTCACACACTTTCAGCCGATAGCCGTGTTTCAGATGTTAAATGTAGTTCACCGGCTCCAGCTCACGCACTTTTGACAATTCTTCAGCGTGACACATCAAATAATGCTTCCACAGAAGAACTGAATACCATTGTTCTCAATTATGTATCTGGTGAGAAGAAACGTCCTACAGGTGATCGAGTACAAGTCCAATCAGCAGAAATTATTAACTATGAAATTGAAGCTGTATTAGTCACTAAAAATGTACCTGAGACAGATCCAGTTTTATCAGCAGCTCAAGCAAATACTCTTTCTTATACAAGAGAGCCAAAACGCATTGGAAAGGGCGTCTTTTTTTCTGATCTTTACTCAATTTTAAAGGTATCAGGTGTTGAACGAGTGGAATTAATTAGTCCTACAGCTGAAATTCACCTTACAAACTTTCAGGCAGCTTCATGTACGGCAATTCGTCTTAGCGTGAGGAATGAATAATGAATCTACTACCACCAAACACGACAGCCTTCGAAAAGAAAATTATTGAAACAACCGCCAAAACAACTGAGTTAAATACTAATTTATCAAGCTTAATTCGTGTTGATGAGGCTCCCGCAGATTTCTTATCTATTTTAGCTTGGCAGTTTTCAGTAGATCGTTGGCAAGATGATTGGCCCGAAGAGATTAAACGTGCACAAATCAAAAATTCAATAAAAGTACATACCTACAAAGGTACTAACTATGCCCTTCGTTCAATTGTAGAAAGTTTTGGTTATTCATTAACTGTTCATGAATGGTGGCAAGAAATTCCTAAGAGTGAACCGGGTACTTTCCAAATTACTATCGATACGAATAGCAAACCATTAACTGAAAAAACTTATAAAACTCTCGTTGAGCTATTACATGACGCAAAACCATTAACGCGTGAACTTAAGTCTATTGAAATTAATGTGATTGCCGTTAATGGTGACACAAATGTCGCAGCAGCTATGTATGACGGTGAAGACATCACAATTTATCCCAAAGTTGATGATCCTAACTCCTTTCTCCATTCAGCATTTGGGTTTTATGAACATGAAATTACAGCAATTTACCCGAAATAGAGCTTAAAATTATGGCAGCACAATATCATTCTATCTTCACTGAGCAAGGCCTCTCACTTCTACGTGAAGCAATCCAAAATGGTACCAAACTTGGTATTACACAAATGTCATTTGGTGACGGTAATGGATTCGTTCCTGAGCCAGATGCAACTTTTATGCATCTTGTAAATGAAATATATAGAACAGATCTGAACAGACTAGCTCCGTCAGCAAACAATCCTAATTGGCTTGAAGCTGATGCTGTTATTCCAAGTGCAGTTGGGGGATTCAATATTCGTGAAGTTGGATTATGGGCCGGAGAAATACTTGTTGCATATTCAAATTACCCCCCAACTTATAAACCTACTGCAGATCAAGGTACGGCTCAGATTAAGACTATCCGTATCGTTCTTCAAATTGATAACACAGCAAATTTTGAATTAAAGATAGATGCTTCAGTAGTTATGGCCACCATTCAAAGTGTACAAGACGCTAAACTGGATGTATTAAATTATGTTGATGAAACTAAGCTAAGCTCATTTACTGATATCAATAAACTAAAGGATACACTTACCGACAAAGAGTTTATTTTATATAAGAATAATATGTATCGTTGGAGTGTAGACTCTACTGATCTACCTGATGATTTATTCATTATTAAAAGTAACCTTCATGAAAATGGTCGCTGGATACTAGTCAATAAAAATAACTACAGATTAGAAATTGCTGAAAATAATTTGCAGACGCTTTTAAGACAATCATCAAAAATTCATATTGATAAGGTTTATGAACTGACTAATACATTAGAATTAGCTACGCTGAACAACTCAATGCTTACAGGTATTGGATATGCTAGTGGATTCAAATGGATAGGTGAGAATGGAGCTGGATCGACTAAAAATACTTGGTTACCTATACTTAAAGCTTATGGACAATCATGGCAGACAAATTCTGCAATCTCAGGGGTAAAATTCAGAGATTTTAAGATTGATGTTGATAACAAATCGAATGTATGTGCGATTGATTGTCGTTATATAACAAATCAATCTAAGCTTGATTCAATTAAAGTGGCTTCACTAGGCGTAAATTCTGTTGGGTTCTATCTTTCAAAATCTTGGTATAACCGAACCTCTGACTGCTCTGTACGTGGAGTTTTAGCAAATGGTAAGAACGGTACCGGTGTTTTTGTTGACACTGTCTCAGATGCTTCTACAGGCTCAGTAAATCAAGTCAACGCAGTACCTTTAGATATCTCAGTACACACGTGCGATATTGGATATTTAATTGATCAAAGTCGATATATTTATAGCCTGAATATTCCTGCTTCAGTCACTATTGAACACTGTAACGTTGGGATAAAAGTTCAAGGAAAAGACGCTGCATATATTGTAAGAAATGCGATTATTTCTGCTTACTTTGAATCTAATGGTACAGATGTAATTTGGGGAGAGTCCGATTCAACAAGAGATGTCGATTCAAATATTTTATGGCTTGCAGCTTCCTTCAATGATAACGGCTCAAAAGTTGTTTTAAATGAAGGACGCCATACTTTCATTGGGTGTACGGGACTCGAAACATTAGAAATAAACAATTATGCTGAAGTCGAGTTAATAAATACTATCGTTGATAATATTACTGGTAATTCAAATTCGATTAGAAAACTAGCCCGTAGAAAAAGTAGACCTTCAGTTACTGTTACAGCTTCAAGCGATGGAATGGAGTTCTTAAAACCTGTCTCAGCTAAGAGACTTACACAGGCTTCCTCAGGGTCAGTTACTTTTGATTTAGCAAAAGATTTATTTAATATTGACTCCTACTGGGGAAGAAAGGCAGAAATTAAAATATTAAGTCGAAGACAATTTGATACAAACAATTCCGCTTGGTATGAAGGCATTATTTTAAAAAATAGTGTAGGTGAATTTTATGTGCAGCGAAAAGATGGAAGTGCTGCAGAGACATATACAGTTAATGGTTCTACGGTTACTAAGAACAAAAATTATGATTTAACTGTATCAATAACAACTGGAGGTATTCTTACAGTCAATAGTAGTCAGACGGAGACTAAAAATTATGAAGTCTTATTGAATATCTACTAATTATGTAAAAACCATTTTCACATACCAAGAAACTTACACTTTTGATTTAGTCATGCAAGCCTGTTTGTTGAATTAAAACCTCAATTAACAGGCTTTTTTATGGCTATAGATCAATACCACCACGGAATCCGTGTCCTTGAACTCAATGATGGGATCCGGCCAATCCGAACCATTGCAACCGCTATTGCGGGCTTCGTTGCAACTGCAGATGATGCAGACCCATTAGTATTCCCAGAAAACCAAGCAGTACTAATTACAAATATACAAGCTGCAGTAGCTAAAGCTGGTAAAAACGGAACTTTAGCAAAAGTACTTCAAAATATGGCCAACCAAACCAACGCTATTTGTGTTGTGGTCCGTGTACCAACTGCAGTTGATGAAGCAGCTCAAACTGCAAATGTCGTTGGTACTGTAACCGCTGAAGGTAAATATACCGGCCTTAAAGCTTTACTTGTAGCCAAATCAAAATTAGGTGTTCAACCGCGTATTTTAGGTGCACCAGGGCTTGATACTCAGCCAGTTGCTACTGAATTAGTTGTTATTGCTAAAAAATTGCGTGCTATGGCTTATGCGTATGCATGGGGCTGTAAAACCAAAGAAGAAGTTGTGGCGTATCGTGAGGCGTTTGCTGCACGTGAACTCATGATCATTTGGCCGAACTTTGTGGCATTTAATACGACCACTGCTCAAACAGAAACCGTACCAGCAGTGGCAGTTGCTATGGGATTACGTGCAAAGATTGATAACGAAATCGGCTGGCATAAAACCCTTTCAAACGTTGCAGTATCTGGCGTTACTGGCATTGATGCTGATGTGACTTGGGATCTGCAAGATCCAGCAACTGACGCTGGCTATCTCAACAGTAATGAAGTTACAACTTTAATTCAGCATGAAGGTTTTCGTTTTTGGGGATCTCGTACTTGTTCGGATGATCCATTATTCCTATTTGAAAACTATACACGTACTGCTCAAGTCTTGGCAGACACCATGGCTGAAGCACACATGTGGGCAAATGATTTACCTCTTCATGGATCATTAGTCACAGACATTCTTGAAGGCCAAAAGGCCAAGCTTCGTGAACTCACACGTAATAAATACCTCATTGGTGGTGACGCCTGGTTCGATCCTGAAGCAAATACTTCCGATACCTTGAAGGTTGGGAAATTGGCCACTGATTACGATTACACCCCTGTCCCACCGTTAGAAGATCTGACATTCAGACAACGTATCACTGATCGTTATCTCGCTAACTTTGCTGCATCTGTAAATGCTTAAGGAGCTTAACGCATGGCTTTACCTCCAAAATTAAAAAATATGAACTTCTTTAATGAAGGGAATAGCTACTTGGGCAAAGTTAAAACTGTGACTTTACCCAAGTTAGCCCGTAAAACTGAAGACTACCGTGGCGGTGGTATGAACGGGACCGTAAAAGTCGATTTGGGCATGTCCGATGATGGCTTAGTACTTGAGTCAACTTATGGTGGTCTAGATCTTTTGACACTCCGTCAATTTGGTATGGAAAAAATTGACGGTGTTTATCTCCGTTTTGCTGGGGCATACCAGCGCGATGACGATGGCGAATATGATGCCGTAGAAGTGGTTGTTAAAGGCCGTCATGAAGAAATTGATGGTGGTGAATCAACACCTGGCGAAGACACAGAACATAAAGTCGTGACCAACTGTGTTTACTACAAGCTGACAGTTAATGGTGTTGTTGAAGTCGAAATTGACATTCTTGGCATGAAAGAAAATATCGGTGGCGTAGATCGTCTTGAAAAACAACGCAACATCTTAGGCATTTTATAAGTTTCCTTCCCTTCTGTAGTCCAGTACTGCAGAAGGTTTTTTTATTTAACTTTTAGGATATTTCCACATGAATCAAATTGATCAAGCGATTAACCAGGAACAAATCAAAAACCCAAATGAAGAAGTGGTGACTTTAGAAGAACCAATCCGTATGGGTGAACAGATGATTACTCAGGTGACCATTCGTAAACCTGGTGTAAAGGCATTAAGTGGTACCAGTCTTCAGGCTATTTATCAGCATGATGTGGATGCCCTTTGCAAAGTCCTTCCACGTGTTACGTCACCAACACTGACACCTCAGCAGATCTACCAAATGGACCCTGTAGATTTCGCCAATTTAGGAGGGCATTTGGTCACTTTTTTGTACCCGAAAGCCTTACAGAAGGAAATCAAGGCTCAGACAGCCTAGAACTTGTCGATGATGTAGATGAGGCCATAGCTAATATTGCCGTCATCTTCCACTGGCCACTAAGTACTTACGATGACATGGATATTGTTGAATTGAGCAAATGGCATCGTAGAGCACTCATAAGAAATCAAACTAACTAATTAGAGTCCACCAATGGCAGATTTAAAATTAGAAGTCCTATTTAATGCAGTTGATAAATTATCTGGCCCTATAAAAACAATCGTTGGTGGCTCTAAAACCTTATCAGATGCCTTTAAAAAGACTTCAACAGAACTGAAGGCACTAGAAGCCCAGCAACGCAAAATTTCAGGCTTCAAGCAGCTTAAAGAACAATCTGAAAAGACTACACAGGCCATTGAACAAAATAAAGAAACCCTTAAACAGCTCAAAACCGCCATGAATATTGGTGCCCCTACCCAACAAATGGTTAAGAATCTGGCACGTGCTGAAGCTGCACAAAAAAGGCTGAAAGCAGCTCAAAAAAATCAAGGCACTGAAATGACAGCTTTAGTTCGTGAACTTAACCAGGCTGGTATTAGTGTTGACAATCTGGCTGATGATGAATCAGAGCTGAAGAATAAAATCCATCTCACAACGATGGAAATTAACAGACAAAAGGAATCTTTAGAGCGTCACCAGAAAGCCCAAAAGCAATATGAGCAAATGCAAGGACGTATGGCCAAAGCATCGGAACTGGCCAAGAAAGGTTTAATGGTTGCTGGTGCTGGTGCTGCTGCAATGGCTATTCCGGTTCATCTGGCAATTGATTATGAATCTGCAATGGCTGATGTGAAAAAGGTTGTCAATTTTGAAACTCCTCAACAGTTCAAAATCATGGGGGATGACATTATCCGGCTATCCACCGAACTTCCAATGGCCGCCAAGGATATTGCAGCTATTGTTGCAGCTGGTGGCCAATCTGGAATTGCAAAAAATGAACTACTTGGTTTTGCAGAATCTGCAGTAAAAATGGGCGTTGCTTTTGACATTTCTGCTCAAGAGTCTGGTCAAGCTATGGCTGAAATGCGCACAGCTTTTAAAATGTCTCAAACTGAAGTTGTCTCACTTGCTGACAAAATTAACTATCTGGGCAATAACACTCCAGCTGCAGCAAAAGGCATCATGGATATTGTTCAACGTATTGGCCCTCTCGGTGAAGTAGGCGGTTTTGCTTCTGGATCTATTGCAGCACTCGGTGCCACTATCCGGGGAATGGGTGTTGCTGAAGAAATTGCAGCAACCGGTATCAAGAATATGATGCTTGCTTTAGTTGCTGGAGAGTCTGCCACTAAAGGTCAAAGAGCTGCTTATAAAGATTTGGGCTTAGATGCTGGCCAAGTTGCTAAAGACATGCAAACTGATGCTGAAGCTACAACGTTGAAAGTAATAAAAGCAATTTCAAAATTAGATAAATATAAACAGGCTGCCACCTTAAAAGAATTATTTGGATCTGAATCTTTAGGCTCTATTGCACCATTACTTACTAACATGGAGGCATTAGAAAAAAACCTATCAATGGTAGGAGATAAATCTAAATATGCAGGTTCAATGCAAGCCGAATATGCCGCACGTGCAGCAACTACGGCCAATAATATCCAATTAGCCAAGAACCAAGTGGCGGGCCTGGCGATCAATATTGGTAATGTACTTTTACCACCAATTAATACCATGCTTGGCAAATTCACCGCTGTGATGACAGTTGTTCAAGATTGGGCATCACGCAACCCTGCATTAGCCTCAAGTCTGGTAAAAATTGCTGTAGGTGGCATAGCTATCATTGCTGTTATAAGCGCT